GCGCAAGCCCACCCACCACATACTCGAATTGAATCACGCCTGGCAGTTGTTGTTTCAATTTTTCGATGGTTGGTTTGTAACCCCAACACCAACTGCACATTGGATCATGTACGTAGTAAAGCTTTATATCCACTTTATTTTTTAAACCTATAAAATCAATTAGTTAAATCAAACAATTTTAAATAGTGGCGATGAAGTGGCGACGTATTTTGTTTTGTTTGCTTTGAAGTTCCCTAAAGTTTAGGTGATATCCGGCGAAGGATCTGGTCTTGGTACATGTTTGTCCAACACGAAATCTTCACCCTTGTACTTTATCGTTGGGAACGGTCTTGCTAGTTCTGCCTCGTAATCACAACACGAACATTTATGGTGCCATGTTTGCCTTGGCTGTTTGCCATTATCGACACGCAAAACACCTTGCTCACAGCTTGGGCAGATGAATTCTACCAACTCCGCTTGGACTGGTATGTATTTATGAGCCTTACTTCGTCCCATACTACCTCCACAAAAACGAGGATTTATTGCATTAACTTCGACTGTTTTTGTAGTCTTTGGTGCCGATTATACTGTCTAGAAAATTGAAAAGCTGTTTTATCTCTGAAAATTGCTTTCAAGCCTTATGGCAAAAGGCTTTGCCGCCATGCTTTCTGATCTTCATTTTCTATAGCAGATCATACAAAACCATCACCAAATCCACTACAACCACTTTAATTTCAACAATTTAAAACTGCAAGGAAGTGCTCAAAAAACCTCGCAGGCGGGTGTAGAGGAGTGCGGATTCCGTCGCCGAGTGATTTGATCACGTGGCTGTTGCGAGTAGGTTGTGGATGGGTCGTCCATTGCGGATAAAAAAAAACTAGCCAAGGTGTAATCTGACAGGCACCGAGTCGAAAAGTTGGTCATAGTCTGGTCTGAATTAGTACATACAAAACGCAGCCTAAAGGCTGCGTTTGGGTATTAGTGTATTATTTTCAAGCTGTGACTTGTTGTGGTTCAACGTTCCCTTCGTCACTACTACTTGAGTTTGCGTTAATCTCATCTGCTACTGCATTTGCTATTGCTTGGGCAAACTTTCCTGCCATTGCAAACTCCCCCTCGAGAACAAAACCTTGTGCCTTCAATTCCGTATCTAGCTTTTGTTTCAAAGATTCCTTAGATATTTTTTCCATTCTACTTTCCTGCATATACTGTTTTCGAGACATCTACATGTGGCTTGCCTATGAAAGGGCAAATGCTTGCGCCAGTACAAACCCCTTTCCCACCATTGAGCCTGATAGTATCAGCATCTTCAGTGATATTTTTTGCTGTAATCACTCGCGACTGCTCTATTGCAATTGTTTGACTCCCACCAACCGAGAGTTCGTAGCCTTTCCCCACCTTCTGCGTTTTATTTCCCTTTACTTCTAAATCATCGCCTTTTTCAATGATACCAATTCGATTGCCATAAACTTTCAGCTTATCGTCTAGTGCTACAACTGTATTCCTCAACTGTCCAATCACCTCGATGAGTTCACCTGCAGTCGCAACGTGCATATTGCCTAAGCTTCCTAGTTCTAGGTTATCGCCGGCTAATAACTCGATTGCGCCCATCGCTTCAATGAGCTTTTTACCGACTATCGACTCTTTGCTATGCTCACCGACATTTATCTGATGCTTGTTGGTGTTGAGTTCGTAAGCGTAGGACTCATTCAAGATACGGTGCGCCTGTTGATGTGTTGCTTGGTCTGTTTTGTCAGTGACATTGCCAGCAGCATCAACTCTGCGACTTACCTCTTCACGTTGCTGCTGCAGTTGCTCGCCAGGTGAAATTGTCGGCAGTGAATAGTCTCTGCCGTAGACGCTTCGAATCATTGGTCTGTCGCTACGTCCGTATGCAAACGCTATTTCGACAATCGTCCCTTCAAGTGGGTAGGCAAGTAATCCCGATTCATGACCGCTCATGTTCACTGGCATAGGCACCGAACGATAAACAGGAATGAGTTCGTCTGGCTCCATTTCTTCATTAAGAACTTGGACATCAAGGGCATATCTTGGACGATACGGATCAGCGGTCTGCCCTGCTTTTGCACAATCTCGAACGGCCTCCACGCGACCAAATATTGGCAGATGGTAACCGGCAGCGACTTCAGGAAACAGATCGGCTATCTCGCGCTTTTTAGGAGACATCACTTCATCTTTCCAAAACGCTGTCATTTCATCGCCAATCAAATCCACACGGATTATTCGCTTACCAAAAGCAACACGCCCTGGTCTTAGCATTGGAAAAGGAACAAGTGTTACGCTGTTGGCGTTTTGCCTATCGGTAAAATCATGGTCAATCTCCATTGGCTTTTTGAAGAAAAGGCTATCTTCATAAGCCCCGAAATACACTCGTTGGTCTGTGCGTTGGAACCAAACGCAATCAGGTACCTTGAAGGCTTTTCCTATCCTATCCAAACATTGATAGCCGTCGCCTTGATGCACAAAGTTGGGGATCACTTTATCAGCATAGCCAGAGTCTGGTAGCTCGAAATCTAACCCTGTTTTTTCTTCGATGACGGCGAATATATCCTTCATCGTCGGATGCTCTATGCTTATTGGTAACCGATTGGACAATACGCCACAGTTCTCCTTCACGGTCAGCTTGTAAGAGCCTCTTTCTGAAGGTTCAACACGATTCACAAACCCTTCAAAATAAGCCGCGGTATCTTGATCATAACCGATGTCAAAACGCACCAAATCAAAACGCTTGGGTGGTTTGTCCGTGTTAATGTTGAAGATGGCTTTACTCCCAAGAGACAACTTTAGGCTCACCTTGTGACTGGCAAGTTCGTATTCTTCATTGTTAATGAAAATCCGCTTAGTCAATTTCATGAAATGAGCTCCTTATTCTTCAAGAGCGCTTCTTTCAAAAGCGTGTTCTCCCGTTGTTCTGGCTTCGTTTTCACCTTGTGTCTTTGCTCTTTCTGCTCTGCAATACTGTGATGCTCCTTTAAGCGAAACGATACTTTCCACGCCATTTGACTCTCTTGTTGAGTAATTGAGAATTTCCCGGCAAATTTCGCCATTTTGATTTTGAATGCATTCGCGACATCATTCACGACTCGATACACTTCGCGATCACCGGCTGCATCTTTGGCCGCAGACATTTGCTCTAGTTCAGTAAGCTGGTTCAAATGCTTAAACGAAATCAATCCCGATATTTCCAACTCTGCCGCTTTCTCACCTTGTTCGGAATCATCCGTCATTGAAGACATGCCGCTCATGTCTTGGCTTTTGTAATCTCGGGAAAAGTTCACCACGATATTTTTTATATCAAATGTCTTTCCATTTAATGCGAACATAACAACTCCCTAAAAAACGTCACAGGCCGATCACTGATGATGAGGCTAGCCACCGTCAGCGGATGCTTGTTTGGTAAAGGTGCTTGCTTCAATATTGTCGCCATACTTTCTGTCGTACCTGAAAGCGACATGCTATAGACGCTCCCTTGCATCACTTTCAATGCTTCAATGGCCGAGGACGAACTCTGCACGACAGTTGCCCGTTTCTTACCTAGACGTGCTAACTTGTCGATCACATTAGTTGCATCACTGGCCAACGATTCGATAGTGGCTACTTGTGAGCCTTGGTTAGACTGGTAGCCTGAGAACGGACTTGCATTCAAAAAAGCGATTGGTTTGAAGCGAGGCTGAATAATCGGTGCAGGTTGATGCAATTTATCGCGCTCGTTGGTCACTAGCGCTTGAGTTTGCCTGGCACATTGGCACCAATCAGGCAAAGTAAAGACATCGCTAACAGTATTTAGTTTTGCTGAAAAGTCTTCAATGCTATGAGAGGTCAACATTATTGCGATGGCATACAATTGACCTTTTGGTCTATGGATATCAGACAGGTCACGCAACTTATCACAAAGTACCTGTATAGCATTCGCTGGGCTTAGGTAGCAGCCAGACTCAAGTCGCTCTCCCACTTCAAAGTGATAAGGCGTAGCGCTGATTACCGTTCCATTGATATAGAGTTCATCCAATGCATTACGAAGCATCACAACCGCTTGCGCTTCCTCACTCAAAGAGTGACGCCCGAAATTGGCGTCACTTTTTAAGTCAATCAGCTTTTGAGTTGAGCGAACCATCTCTTGCTCAACTTCATCGGTTACCGCCTCACTTTGCGATTGAATTTGTCTAGCCGTTTGAGGCCATGTAAGTGGTACGTGATTCCACATAGAGACCTCAAATTGTTATGTAGATTTCAACATCCGACATTGAAAACCTTGGCGTCACTAGTTCCTTATTCATCAACTCTTGCGTGACACGGTACTTACCACTAGCGAGGGTTAACGGAATAGAAAACTGGCCGCCTACTACTTGAGTAGAAATGTACTCCGTAGTGACTTCGTCAGTGGCGATATTGACCTTTTCAATAGGCGTAATGAACACTTGGTCCGGAATAGTGAGCGTTCCGTTTATGGTGAAAGTACTCCCCACTTTCGCTGTTATTTTAGTGAGGTCAGAGTTACTGGTTGCCGCACCTTCTACCGAAGTAAAGACAA